AAACTTTTTGTCGCGCCAGTCCTCACCAATAAATCTAATGTCAGGATTGATATATGCCATTAGCTCAAGAAGATCGTCTTCTGTATCGTATACGCATATTTTATCCACATATTTGATTGCGTCTAGCTGCAAAAATCTTTCAAACATACTCTGAACGGGTTCGTTTTTTTCAGCCCTGTCTATTTTTGGATTAGAATGTAAGCCAACAACAAGGCTGTCGCAGTGATCCTTACACTCCTTTAACATCAGTATGTGTCCTGCGTGCAGTAGGTCAAAGGATGAACATGTAAATCCTATTTTCATCTGGAAAACGCTCCTTTAAACTTCCCTACGCTCGACTGTCTCCTGTGAAATTTCATAAACTTAACCATAAGCTCCGCCTCGTCAATCGTATCCGACAAGGCCTCGTGTGCTTGGGCGGCTCGCATTCCAAGGAAGTCCCTAAAGGCATCCAGCTTCATGCTTGACGGCTCGTCCAGATTTTCAAACCACATAAACAAGATGTCCATCATATCTATCTTTGAGACTTCAGAGAAGGGAAGTTTCGTTTTGTACTTCTTTGCAAGTCTTCTGGCAATCACTAGGTCAAAGTTCACAATATTATACCCTGAAGGTATAGGCTCAACAAACCACTGACCCCTTTTTTTGTCCACTTCATATTTCGAACAGTAATTGCAAAAGTTTTTCCAGACAATTTTTTCGCTTTGCCCCTCTTTCCATGAGCTTACTATCTCTTCGCTGCTAACCCCCCTCTGCTTGGCGTGCCAAGCGATGGTATCGTTTTTTTCTTTTGTAAAATATTCTTCTGTATCTAATCCGTCAGGGCGTATTACCGCTTTGAAAGCGTGTTCTCTCTTGATTTCGAGAGTTCTCGGATTTACAGGTATAGCGGCAAGCTCTACCGGATTGCATGTGGCGGGATTTGGGCCATCTGTTTCCCAATCAAATACCATGATCCATCTATTGTTCATTTTCTTTGTCCTCGTTGTCCTTGATTTTGTCCATCTTATCTAAATACTTAACCAAATAATCTATTAGCTCTCTAAGGCTCACTCTATTATACCTCCGAAAGAATTTTTGGAATCTCCATTATTTTATCAAGCATCTTAATGCCTAAAACGTCTAGTTTTAAAAGACCCACATCTTCGCAGCTAGGACCTTCAAACCCAGCGAGTAAGTCATTGCCTTCCCTGTCAAGAATCATTGGGCAAACCTCGCTTATAGGCTGAGGTGACATCACAATGCCCGCAGCATGTTTTGACTGAATTATCTTAGTTCCCTCTAGCCTCATGGCTTGCTCGAATACTCTGGCAAAAGGGCCCTCTAACTTACCCTCTTCTCCGATCTGACACCAATCCTTGAGCTTCTCAGATCTGTTTTCTAGAGCCCACCATATAATAGAAGATGTTCCAAGCTCATCTTTCATGTCTTGTAATTCATCAGCTATTTTAGATTCGTCCAGTATGTGGGAAGTGATGGTATTTTGCTCTTCAAACCCTATGTTTCCACGAGCAGCCATAACTCTCTTCAATGCTGCCCTCCCCTTCAGGGTTTGGAATGTAATGATTTGGGCAACATTTTCACTACCGTATTTATTCCTAATGTAATCTATTATCCCTTCTCTTGACTGTTTTGGAACGTCAATATCTATATCGGGCATAGATACTCTTCCACCAGCGTTTCTTCCGGCATTATAAAATCTTTCAAAAATTAAATTGAAAGGAACTGGGTCTATTTGGGTTATGTCCATTAAATAAGAAACCATGCATCCAGCAGCGCTTCCTCTTCCGGGCCCAGTTAAATATCCTCCCGCCCTTGTCTCGTTTAGGATGTCTCTGACTATTAAGAAATAGCTAGAGAGTCCAGTTTCCGTAAAAATAGATATTTCCTTATTAACTCTATTACCATATTCAGAAAAATTTTCGTGAGACTTTCCTACGTGAGGCATCTTTTTTTTCCAACCCTCACGACAGAGGTATCTTAGGTAATCATTTGGAGACATTCCATCTGGACAATCGAAGACAGGTGGGTTAGGTGGGCCAAGGATATTATAGTCGCTGCACATGTCAGATATTTTATTTGTATTCGCAAGCTCCTCTTCGGTGTGAAACAGCTCCATCTCTTCGTGGGTTGGTATGTGATAGCTGTCTGATTCAAAAAAGGACTTCATAGAAACAAGGCTCCCGTCCTTGATTTCTCTTTGTATTTGGGATATGCTTTTTCTCAGTGCTGTGCAGAGAAGCACCCTCTGATCATGTGAATCCTCTCTTCTGCAATAATGAGCATCAGGTGTTGCTACGCAAGGAATACCCGTAGACTTTGAAATCTCCCTTAGCTTTTCAGCCACTTCCTTTGCTGCGGGATTTTGAAGAGAATCAATAAGTTGGATTTCTATAAAGAAGTTTTCTTTGCCAAAAATAGACTGTAGGTATTTCGCTTCCTTCTCACCGTGTCTTTTCCAGTCTGGGTTGTCCAATACAGCCGATGCGAGTCGTGAGCCTAGATGCCCGCTAAAGGAAACAAGGTCGTCGCCAACGCAGTCCTGTAGCTGCTCAGCATCAAGTCTTGGTTTGTGGTAAAAGTTTTCTGAGTGGTTTGCCTTTGAAACAATAGAAAGAAGGTTTTTCCAACCGTTAAGATTTTTTGCCAAGACAACCTGATGTTTTAGTTTTCTATTAGATGGGTCTTTCACAGACGACTTCTGGTCGCACAAATACAATTCACAGCCCAGTATTGGCTTGAAAGATTGTCCTATGGTTTTATAGAAATCAACGGCTCCCGAGACGGTGCCGTGGTCCGTAAGGGCACAGGCGGGAGATTCTATTTCCTCCAAGCGAGAGGCTATGTGTTTTGTTTGAGAAAGTCCATCTAAAAGTGAATATTCACTGTGAACGTGTAGTGGAACATATTTCATACAAGTATTTCCGATAAGTCTTCGTGTAAATCTACTATCTCTAAATTATACATGTCAACATGGGTTTTGAAGTTATTTCTTTTGTCAATTTGTCCACTTTTCCACAACTTAGCTGCGTCCCAATAGTCGTGTGTCCCCATAAATCCGCATAGCCAAACTCTTTTTAGGCCATAATATTTTTTAGGATGATTGCTAGTCGCTCTTTCAAATTCAAGACTTATAAAAGCATATATGTCTGGCTGCTGGTGCTTGCTTGTTTTGGCAACGGAAACATCATAGTAAGGCATTGGTGCAACAGTTCTTCTTTTGGTCTTAACTTCTATCCTATGGCCATCTTCCAAAAGTAAGTCATGATTATACTTGTCAAGACCCCTATTGTTACTAACTATTTCTGCATTTATATAGGGAGCTAAAGCTTCTTCGCCAAGATAGCCAGCTATATTACCAGCGCCTTTAAGTATTGAGTTATTAATAGAGCCGAGCGAATAGGCTTTTACCTTAGCTCTTTCTATCATCTCTTTATTAAAAGGTAAAGATATCATACCTCACCCGGAGCCTTGTATTCCCCTATAACATAATCCTCTGACATGAGATTTTCGGTAGCCCACTCAATGCCATTCTTTCCGATTAGATACTTTATCTGCTCACACTTACTCATGTATTCACCATATTTTGTAGTAGCTCCAAATCGCCTCTCTATAATCGGCTTAATGTGAGTTCCTTCAAATGTTGTCATTCCAGCGGGGCAGAACTTTCGACACTTCCAGCTCTTCTTTAGTTGGGGACATTCCGTTTCTTTGATTGTTTTGTACTTTTTTCGAATCATCTCAAGGGTTTTTGGGATGTCACTATCTTGGAAATGTACTGTGAATGGGCCTCCGTCGTTCATAAAATGAATAGTCAAGAGGAAGGTATCAACGTCAGGGTAAAGCTTTTTGCACGCAAGGTGATACATTCTTAGCTGTGGGTCTTTTTGTAGCTTGGCTGGTGTTTTCTCTTTCCCAGTAGCCCAATCCAATCTTCTTCCTGTTTTCCAGTCTATGATTTCGTAGACACCATCGCCAACATCCGTAATGAGATCTATAGTTCCTTTTAGGGCTAGGTTTCCTTTAAGCTTTGTTCCGTCAGCCAGTTCATATTCATATGCAGCCCAGTCCTCTTCTATCTCAAAGTCGAAGTGTGGCTCTGCATCAACCACAAGCCTGTTTTTTGGGTCAAACATCCCGTCTTGATCCTCAAATATCTTCCAGACCCATTTCCGGCAGTGCTTAAGATCAAGAGGCTTCCAATCATGATGAGTAGTTCTGGAGGTATAGTATTCGTAAACCTTGTCAATGATGGCGTCTAAATACTCTGGGTCATAGTTTGATGTTTCTATTTTCCCTATTTCGCTATCCTCAAATGTATCATGCCCATCCTGCAAAGCCTTCTTGCATAGAGCTGCTATCTCAAGCACCTTATGAACAATAGTTCCCTTGTCTGCCTTTTTACCTGAGCTACCAGACCACCCTAGTGTGTACTCAGCATAATATTTCATAGGGCACATTCTGTGACAATTAAACGAGCTGCTTCTGAAATATACTATTGGAATTGACATGTTAAGCCTTAGCGCTTTCTTCGACTGGGCCCTCGGGCACGACGAGAGATTGGTCTACTAGTGAGGTAACAACATTTTCTAATTTCTCTACAGCATAATAAATTTTTTCATTTTGCTGCGAAATAGTTATATCTTTATTGTCTAAAACAAAGTCACAGACCTTTAGACATTGTTCTATTTCTAGCTCGCTAGAATGTTTGTCTGATTTCTTGTATGGGTCTCTTGTTAGACCTATAACGAAACCCCCATTGTCCTGAAGCGCCCTTACTTCGTTTTCAAATCTTACATCACAAACAAGAGCTACTTCGGGAGAGTCTTTTTCTATTTTTCTTAACAGGCTTTTAATCCATACGTCAGGATCAATCTTTCTGAAAATATCTGTTCCTACATGTTGAAGAACCTCTCTTGCTGTCATTTTCGTTGAGCGGCCAGAAGGTTTTTGTCCATGTATTTGTTCAATCACTTCCCAGTCTATGCTGGTTTCTGAATTTTTATCCTTGTCAGTTCCGTATGCCTGCTCATATGTTAGACCCAAAACATCAACACACAAATCCTTTAACGTATCCGCAAGACCGTAAATTTTGATATAGTTACTTAGCTCATTTTCAAATAAGGCATCTACATCTACATAGGGTGATTTAAACGGAATCCACTCTAGCTCTTCGTTTGTTTCCCCAAACACATCTCTAACCTCTACCTCTCCAGACTTAGATAGACGAGATGCTACACAAACGCCTAGTTCTGCAAGCTTCATTGCTAAAATAAAGTTACAGGCAGTGTTCTTTCCGCTTTGTTTTTTTCCTGCAAAGCCAACTATTTGAGTCATCTTACTTCCTCGTATAAATTATTTATTAGTATTTACAGTTGTTCTTTCCAACTGCCTGTCGAATGTTCCCGAATCCTGTCAACCTGAGACTCTTGCATCTGGCTCGCTAGATTACTGTGATACAAATCATATAGCATTCTAATACTTTCTTCAAGAGATTTGTTATTTGTTTGCTCTGCAACTTCGCTTACTAGCCTTTTACAGAGTTCTCTAGCTGATTTTAATCCCACATAATCATTTACAATATCATATATTTTTTTTGCTTCAGTTATATTGGTTGGCATTTTAAGACACCTCCAGCCAGTCAGGATAAGTTTCTCTAAGGACCTCTAGGCGATCACGAGCATCAACTAGAAGGTCTAGCGCTTCGTCAAGATTGGTATAAAAGTCACCTGTTGAGTGATCTCCAATACCAACAGCTTTATTAGTTAGTAGTTCTAAGGAAAGCTTTGCTTTTTCTTCGTCCGCAATAGCCTTGTGATATAGGTATGAAATAGCTAAGTGTTCTGACATTATTAAATCTCCTTATAGGCCTTCTGAGCCTTATCAATCCACGGTTTAATATCTGAAGTTATTTTATCTACATTAAGTTCTGCTATATCATTGCTATCAAAATTTGGGAAATATAGCCTATATAGCATTGAACATTGTTTTTCTATTTTTTCAGCAGCCTTTAGACCCGCTTCGTCATTATCCATTAAACAAATTATAGATAACGCTCCCGATTCGTCCAGCAGGTGCTTCTGGTCATTATTAAATGCTGTGCCGAAAATTGCCACAACATTATGTATACCGGCTTCTGCAAGTCTCCACACGTTTCCCGGAGACTCTACTAGTATTGCCACACCCGTATCTAAGATATGGTTTTTGGCCTTCCAGTAATTATACAACCACTTTTCCTTTTGAAAGCCTTTACTGTGCAACCATTTAGGAAAATGTCTACATTGCTCAAAGGGGGCATGGTAATTGTTGCAATCTCCGCATTTGTTAAATATGCTTCGTCCAGTGCATCCTACTATATATTTGTGGTCATTGTCATATATTGGGACAACTGCTCGTCGAAACATCGGCTTTCTGGGATTATCGCAATAGCCAACATCATATTCCTCAAGAACCTCTCTAGAAAAACCTCTATCTAAATAGTATTGGCATGGAACCTGCACCTTTTCTCGATACTGATCTTGGGTAATACCTAAAGTTTTTCCTTTGTTTCCAGAAAGACTATTTATTAAGCCGCCAAACTGCATCTTTTCTATGTTGACATTTTCAGTATTAAGTGAAGAGAAGTCTTGATCTAAGAACTTTAACAGAAACTCTACTGCTTCTGTAAAGGTGGCTTCTTTGTCACCCTCGGATTCCCAGTTGTAATTAAACTTTGACAATGCCCCCCTTATGAAATGTATAAAGCTATTGCCAAAAATTTCTTCACACTGGTGGGTTCTACACTTATAGTGGATTTTATAGTCGCCATTGTAGTACATATTAAGCGCGGTAGGATTGTCTCCTCCGTGTATGGGACATACGGACTTTATCAGAATCTCATTGGTATAAGATTTTTTAATGCCAAAATATTCATATATTTGGTCCATATATCCCGCTGCGAGCTTAGAAAGTGCCCTAAGTCTTGCATAGTCGCCGTATTTATACGAATGGGATGTCTTCGTCGTCTTCGTAGAAGTCTTCTTCATCGTTTCCATTAATCCCGTCCTCTAATTCGAATGCAGTGCACCCTTCTATTATTTGACCACACGAGCCCTTCATCATAATATTAATGTAATCTCGGTCCTGCAAGCCTTCTCCATGCCGGGCTATAACAGGGACAAGCTTTCGATTTCCGTTTTCAGGACCATCTTTAGCTATTTCCTCGTCAGACTTATTCTTATATATGCTAAAGTTTGAGCACAGCCAGATAATTCTATCTGAACCAGAGGCTGTGTCTGTGGTTTCTTTGCTTATCCCATCTCTATTTAGCTGCACAAAGGATAGGATGGGGACCTCATATCTAAGTGCAAAGTTATGTAATGCGGTCATCATAAAGCCAAGAACCTGAAACTCCTTCATGTCGCTTTTAATTTCAGCAGAATCCATGAGCTTGAGATAGTCATAAATGATAACACAATCGTTTGCTTTACCCTTATCGTTTAGACCCACCACCTTAGCTATCCATCTTCTCATGATTGATATCTGGTCTTCAAAAGAAGCTCCTCCGATAGACTTAAAGTAGTATGGAAGATTTTTAATTTCTTGAGCCGAATCGAAAACCTTTTTCTTTGATGCTGGATCTTCCGCAAACTTACCCGTTTCTATATCACTGATGTTTACTCCCGTAAGCATAGCCATTAGCCTATTCTGGTGATCCTCTTTTCTCATTTCTGTATCTAGATTCAGTACCGGAATTCCTGAGCGCGCTATATGCACACCCATATTGTCCGCAAGAAGGGTCTTGCCTGTCTTTGGTCTTGCGCCTATAACGTTAACGGTGCCCCTACGCAAGCCACCCCCTATTGCAAAATCATATCTCGAATACCCTGTAGATATACCAATCTGATCTATAGGGCTGTCTGAAAGATCCTCTAGGTATTCTTCTACATCATTAAATATTTTAATGGGGGCCTCGTCACTGTCTGCTAGAAGAGAAGTAAACTCAAAGATAGACTCTTCTGCAATTCCCAGTATGTTTGAGATAGGCTCGTCGCCCTTAAGCTCTAAGTACCGCTCTTTTGTCAGCTCAAGCTGATCGTACATCATGCGCGCTATTTGAAGCTTTCTTATCTTTCCGGCAAAAGGCCTCACGTTTTTCAGTAAAACAGGGAACTTCATAATTGAAGCCAAGTGAGAAATCTCTTGGTTGTTGAAGAAAGTATCTAATCCAATCTCTTTGGCCGCAGATAGTATCGAAGGAACATCTATTTGAGCAGAGTCGTCCCTGTCTACTATGTGTTTTAGACAAGAATAAATAGACATATTTGATTCTATAGTGAAGCTGTTTTCATCAATGATGTCAGCAACGTCAAACATAGCGCTTGAACCGTATCGGCAAATACCCGATAGTATTGCTCGTTCTGCTGGTAAGTCTTGTAATATCATGAGTCACATGCCTGTGCTGCGCACTGGTTACATTTCCACCTACTTGAATCATATACAACTGCTGCTGAAACGTTTTCAACAGAACCACAAATCCTACATTCCACTTCCACCAAGCTAGAAGATCTAGTCCTAGGCACCCTTTCCGAAACGTGCTGCTGATCCTCTTTGGAAGCCTGATCTAACTCTGCCCGTTCGGAAGAACTGAGAACGGTGTCTTTCATGAAGTCAATAAACTTGTTTGGTCTTTGTCCGGATGTGTCTAGGCCCTTGACTCGACACGCCGATCCCTTACTACCCCTCGTGGAGCGAGAGCTGTTCCTCTTATTTTTTTTTCTACCTCCTCGGCCACGACGACTTCTTCTTCTCTCGGTGGGAGCCCCAGAGTCTATCTTGTGTACTGAGGTATCGCCCTTTTCTTCGCTTGGCTCAGAATCAGAAAGAATTTCTATAAGTTCTTCCTTGGTAAATTGACTGATCAGCTTTTTTAACTCTTCTTTTTTATTACTCATACTCTACTAATCTTTGCTCTTTGTAGGTTAACAAACAGGTCACTTAAGTTTTTTGTCGAGCTAGCAAGGTATGTTAGCCTGTCAGCTCTTTGTTGTGCGTAAACTTTAATACTCTCTAACTTTGAAGCATAGGTATCCTCTTTGACGGCTTGATGATATTGACTATCCCAAGAACCGCTATACTGACCTTCTCTTCCAGCTATCATTACCTTAAGGCTAGCGCTTGCCCAATTTACTCTAGCAACCTCTCTATTATATGATCTTTGCAGATAAAAAGAAAAGCCCCCTAGTAATAATGCGGCTTCAGCACACTCCTCTACTGTCAGCTTCTCCATCTGTTGTCTAGGCATAGTCATATAGGACTTTACGGACTGATCATGAAAATCCCCAGAATAAGAAGATAGTCCTAAGCTTGACTCATATTCGTCAAGAACGGAATCTATCTTTTCTAACCGTTCCTTTGCTGTATTCTCAATCGCCATTGTTTTTCATCCTCGTTGTAGGGCAGCTCAACATATGTTATATTATTATACTCGCACCAATCGCGCTTACGCGAATCTCTTTTCTTTTGATTGGCAAAATCTTGTGCTGAGGTATGAAATAATGTATTAAATTTATAGTGTTGCTGCCCATGAACCTCAACAACAAGCTTGAGTGTATTGATATAGAAGTCAAAGAATAGTGTCTCGTTGCGAGATATAGGGGCACCGACCTCCTCCAAAATTTGAACGGTTGGGAACAACTCTGTAAGAATATCTCTAGCAGTTAAATGTAGTTTTGAGCGAGGTCTTTTGTCGTTAGCCCTTACCACATAGCCATGAAGCTTCCAGTTCTGAACCTGATTGTCTAGGTCTCTAACCTTCATTTTTATATAACACCGTTCTCCTTGGAGAAACTAGCGTGACTCTGGTCTGGTTGAATTTTTTTAGTAGGTGTATTGCTAGGTTTTTCATAAAAAGATCTATGTTTCTTTTTCCCGTTGAAGTTTTTGGGTAGTTTATTGCCGATATCTGCCATCCCTTTTCTATATAGGATTGTCCGCATATAAGAGTCATTGGAGAAACCCTTACTGGAACCCATCCTGCATTGCTGTATTTAGACTTTTCTATCTCCTGAACTTTTCCTATTTCATAGTGCAGGTCTCGTTCAAAGAAAATTTCTCTATCAGATTGCCCTACAGAGCCTAGGAAAATACTAACTTCATAAGAAGATTTTTTTTTACAACTGAATTCTGGGTTCTTATTTTTACCAGCCCAACCAAACATATAACCTCCAAGCAGATGCATCATCATATGCCTACCATCTCAAAAACCTCTGATCTAAATTGAGCGTATTCCTTCGGGTTCTCCTCTAAGTATTTGGCTAGATTTGCTTTACCTTGTATTTTATCTCCACTTGGAAGCTTAAGCCAAGCACCCGCCTTTTCAATAAGGCCGAAGTCGATTAAAAGATCAGCTATTTCCATTTCCTTCCATATTCCCCTACCATACCTTATATGGCTTTCAACCTTTTGTCCGGGAGGGCCAATAGCTGAAGTTACAATTTGCCAGTGGATCGTCTGGCCGATTTGAGTATCCCCCTGCATAATTGGCACGGAGTGGGTTGCATGGAGCTTAACATCAACCTGATACTTTAGAGCGCTGCCAGACTTCTCGATCTTAGCTTTTCCCCTGCCAAACCTCTGAACATTCGCCATAAGGTGAGTAATGCCGACAACTGTAACTCTATTAATCGGTAAAACATTTGAAATTCTCCTACAGAATTTAGCTAAAATCTTTTGAACGCTCATAACTTGAACGTCTTCTAAATTTCCGGTTAGCTCTGATTCGCTTGAAAGTGCAGAAAAAGAGTCAACTACAGCAATAGCTCCGGGTTTTGTATGTACTATATTGTCAACAATGCTTAGATATTTTTCTGCCGAAAGAATGTTTCCCTCTGTAGATGAAATAATTTGCATAAGTTCCGACTTAAGGTCTAATCCTGATATCCCCTCCAAGTCTCTTTTCTTTAGTCTTCCCTCTATATTAGCGTAGTAAATCTCTCTATTGTAATACTCTTGGGCATTGGCACAAAAGCTAAGCGCCGTCACGGTCTTCCCAACCTTTTCTGGCCCTGTCATGATAAACAGAGATCCTTCAGGGACACCACCACCCAAAGCCATATCCAACTTGGGACCCACAGAGATAACCTGTAAAGGTTTTTCCGTGATTGAGCTAGCGTCGTGAAGGACATTACCGTACTCTTTGATAATGTCTTTATTCATCGAGTTCCTTCAGCTTAGAAATAATTGATTTTTTGTTGTTGTTTGTATTGTGTTTAACTTGATCTGATTCCACTACATTATAATCAACGGAATCTCTTTCCTTTATCAGCTCTTGCTTCTCTTTAATTATACCGTGAAGAAACGGAGATCTAAGAGAATATGTTTTCCAACATCTACTATCTTTAAGTGCCGCTATAACAGCCTCTTCAGAAAAGTCCTTGAGTAACTTATTTGCCAGTGTGATCTGGTAACGAAAGTAGTTTTTCCACTCTTTTATTTCCCAAAATTTAACGGGCAGTTCTTTATGGTCAGTTCTCGCCTTTTTTTCACATACGAATTCTGTGATATACTGAGGCGCGGATACCCAGCCGTCTGGGGAATAGCGAGAAGGATATTTGCTTTTATCGCTTCTTTTCTTACTCATGAATAGAATGAATTGTATTTGAATGGTCTCTTGGGCTTTGACTAAGGGTTCTTTCTCTTGATGCATCAACCCTTTCCGATCCAGCCTGTGTCATGACCGCAACACCTTTGTTTCCAGAACCGGTTTCGTTTATAACAAAAACCCTATCGCCGTCTTGCTTAAGTTCTTCAATATACGGATTTACTTCAGAGACATCTCTTCCTAATACTTTTGAAATATCCTCTAGGTCCATGTCATTATAATACATACCTTGGATACAAAACTTTTCAGTTTGCGTAAGGTTTTTTGCTTTAGATAGTTTTCCCATAATATTATTCCCTCTCTGCGTTATGTAGCCACGCACTGTTTTTGGTTTTTAAAAAACGAATATAAAACTCAAAGGTCTTTTGGGAAGCTTCTTTAAATTGCCATTCTGGACGACCCGCATGGCGCATCTGCTTTCCGGCAGTTCCTTCGCTGTAAATTCCTATAGGGTTAAAAAGCTTGCCGTACCGACCACGCTTAACAAAAAATTTATTTTTATTTTCATCTACAATTGATTTAGCGTAAGTGTCTACGCTTTCTAACTCCATTCTGGGAAATCCTTCTTGATCTACCCAGTCGTGCTTACCAAACATTGTATAAAAGGCTGTTTCTTGATCTGAGATTTCTTCCTCAACAGACCTCTGAACATTTTTATCTTCATTAATTTTGTGAAAATTCATTTATTTTTTTTTCTCCCGTTCGGTCTTTTTTTCTTTTTTCCTGTTGTCCAAGAAGGCGCATTCTTGGGTTTTTCCATTCGGCTCATACCGTCTGGTAGCTCCCCTCCACCCGCAACCTTTTTAGTTTTAAAGTCACGTTTCATATCTTCACACTTCCACTTCCCATATTTTTTGCTTTGCTTGTCAGCGTAGTGACCTAAGGTTTGAACCTCGGATAAAGAGTAATTGTAGCCACCATAAACATTATCTTCGCCAAAATCTCGATGAACGGTGTCCATTTTATTGCACGAAGGACAATTTACTTTATCTTTATATTCAGACCTATTGCAAAATATTGACCATCCGTGATCGCAACCATCGCATAAATAACTGTATTCGGGCAT